GTTCTAATTCTGGCCATCTCTGTTTTCTATCGTATGAGATATAAGCCATTAATAAAGTCATAGTTAATCCTAAAACAATAACAAAGCCACCATAACTTAATTCTGTCATGTACAATTTAAATTTTTCTCTTTTTCTGGCTGCAGCTCTTTCTTCATCACGGAGTTTTTTCTTGAGTAAGAATTTTTGTTCTACACCCATACTTTTCATCATCTCACTAACATCAGTCCATAAAGCACCTAATTCTGGTGGTGCGTTGTAAATCATCATCTCACGGAGTTCAACTTGCATCTGTTCAAGTTGTTTTTTCATTAGAACAAGTTGTAGAGCACGTTTACCTAGACTTGAATCTCCTGTGTATAATTCTTCACGGTTCTTTCTTTCTTCTTCTTCAATCACGGCCATACATTTTGTCATGGCATCAAAGAAGTCGCCAAGGTAATTACCAAGTTCAGTATAAATGCCAGTAGTTTCACCACCACGTTTATTCAATTCAATGACACGATTCTTCTCTTGTATGAATTGATTTTTCACCTCAACGGAAACTGGAGTTCCGGGTGGATGTGCTTTGTGGAACTGGTCGTCAAGATCCTTGAGGACGGATTTAACCTCCCCAGCAGCACCCTTGATGTCTTTATATAATTGGCAACCTTTTTTAACGGCCGCAACTGCTCCGTTTGCTAGAGCAAACAGCGTAATCGGATCCATTTATCCCTTTGCTTGATTAATGTTTTAATGGCAAAGATGACAAGGACAGCTTGTGGTCCGATACGAATTCATATATAATGTTATATTATTATTTATGTGGAGAACATTATGAAAGTACTAGCGTTACGCCTCGTTACAGGCGAAGACCTTCTTGGAGAGTTAGAAAGTGAATCGGAAACAGAATTTGTGATTGAAAATCCAGTTGGAATCACAGTTGTTCGTGGTAAAGATGGTATGCCTAATGTGGGATTCTCACCATTTCCATTACATTCTGAACAAAAGACCGGCACAACTGTTGCCTTAGCTAAGCGTCATGTAGTATACTCCTACACTCCAGCCGAAGACTTTGTTACAAACTATAATCAAATCTTTGGTTCTGGCATCGTTCTACCACCAACACCACAAATTATTACAGGTTAATGACAACATTTTATACCAATGTGCAATCAGTTGGTAATCAAATCCTTTACCGTGGTGTCAGAAATGGCCAACGGATTAAAGAAAGGGTTGATTACGAACCATCGCTTTATATTCCTTCAAATAGAAATGCCAATTTCAAATCTCTAGAGGGTATTACTCTTACACAAAAGAGATTTGATGGTATGTCTATGGCAAGAGAATATATTAAAAATTTCAAAGATGTGGCCGGTGCACCAAAGGTCTACGGTCAAACTCGATTCGAATATGCTTACATTGCTGACGAACATCCAAACATGGTTGATTGGGAACAAGAACACGTTTCTATCGGCATCATTGATATTGAGGTTGGTTCTGAAAATGGTTTCCCTGATCCATACAAAGCTGACGAACCAATTACAGCCATCTGTTTAACATTCTTAAATGGCAAGACTTGGGTATTCGCCTGTGGTGACTATGAAACACAAGGTGATGAGTTGTATGTAAAATGCAAAGATGAGTGGACTCTTTGTAGTAAATTCATGAAACTCTGGCAAGACCAATGTCCTGATGTTATCACTGGTTGGAATACAAAGTATTTTGATATACCTTATCTTGTTAATCGTTTCACAAAAATTCTAGGTGAGAAAGAAGCAAAGAGACTATCGCCTTGGAATATGATTTTTGATAAGAAAGAATTCAACAACAATCGTGAGATGACATCGTATGATTTGATTGGTATCGGTTCTCTAGATTATATCGAACTCTACAAATGGTATGCTCCTGGCGGTAAGTCACAAGAGTCTTATCGTTTGGATAATATTGCTCAAGTAGAACTCGGTGAAGGTAAAATTTCATATGATGAGTTTGATAACCTACACGCCTTGTATCGTTTGAATCATCAAAAGTTTATTGAGTATAACATCAAAGACGTTGCGTTGATTATCAAACTAGAAGACAAGTTGAAGTTGATTGAATTGGCCTTGACCTTGGCTTATGACACCAAGTCCAATTACAATGATGTGTTTGCTCAAACTAGAATGTGGGATGCTTTGACATATTCATATTTGCTTGGTAAAGGCATTATTGTTCCTCCAAAATCTAATCATGAAAAGACCTCGGCTTTTGAAGGTGCCTATGTGAAAGATCCACAAGTTGGTCTACACCATTATGTTGCCAGCTTTGACTTAAATTCACTTTACCCTCACCTTATGGTCCAATACAATATTAGTCCTGAAACTTTAATTCAGCCTGAAGATTACACAGATGAAATGAGAGAAGTTCTTTCGCAAGGCGTAACAGTTGATAAATTGTTGCTTAAGAAAATTAATACAACAAATATGAGTGGTTGTACATTAACTCCAAATGGTCAGTTCTTTCGTACTGATAAACAAGGTTTCTTACCTGCCATGATGGAAGAAATGTATGAAGATAGAAAGAAATTCAAAAAGTTGTATCTCCAAGCCAAACAGGAGTATGAAAATGAACGAGATGAATCCAAGAAGTATGAAATCGAAAAACGAATTGCGAGATATAACAACCTACAATTGGCTAAGAAAGTTTCTCTTAATTCTGCTTACGGTGCTCTTGGCTCTCAATATTTTCGTTTTTATGACCTTAGGATGGCTTTGGGTGTCACGACAGCTGGTCAACTTAGTATTAGGTGGATAGAAAATAAAATCAATGAGTATATGAATAAGTTGTTGGAGACTAAAGATGTTGACTACGTTATTGCGAGTGATACTGACTCTATCTATCTCCGTCTTGGCGGTGTGGTTGATAAATTTATCACTAATAAATCTACGGATACAAACAAAATCATACGTTTCATGGATAGGATTTGTGAGGATAAAATTCAACCTTTTATTGATAAGAGCTATGGAGAACTTGCAGAATACGTTAGAGCGTATGCACAAAAGATGCAAATGAAACGTGAGGGTCTGGCCAATAAAGGTCTATGGACTGCCAAGAAGCGTTATATTCTAAACATATACAACAACGAAGGTGTACAGTATAACGAACCACAGATGAAGGTGATGGGTCTGGAGATGATTAAATCGTCTACACCATCTGCCATCCGTGATAAGATGAAAGAGTCTATTAAGATTATGATGAATGGTTCTGAACAAGACATTCAATCATTCATTGCTCAGTTCAGAAAAGATTTCAATAATCTTCCACCAGAAGAAATATCTTTTCCTCGTGGGTTGAATGGACTTACCACATACTCTGATGCAATGACACTATATAAAAAAGGAACACCAATTCATGTGAAAGGTGCTATTCTATACAACCACAACCTGAAACAATTGGGACTTACTAAAAAGTATCCGTTGATTCAAGAAGGTGAGAAAATCAAATTCACCTATTTGAAGTTACCAAATCCTTTTAAAGATACGGTAATTTCCTATCCATCAAGATTACCGACAGAGTTTGGGCTTGACAAGTATGTTGATTATGATTTACAATTCAACAAAGCATTTCTTGAACCGATTAAAGTCATTTTGGATTGTATGAAGTGGTCTGTTGAGAAAACAAATAGCCTTGAAGATTTTTTTAATTGAAGGAACACAATGAGTATATTAGACAAAATTAAAAAGAATAGCAGTATCAAAGAATCTGCCATTCTAGCGAAATCAAAATTCTTTAATGACAAAGATATGATACCAACGGCTGTGCCAATTGTTAATGTGGCACTTTCTGGTAAGTTGGACGGTGGTCTAACTCCAGGTCTTACAATGTGGGCAGGTCCATCCAAGCATTTTAAGACAGCATTTTCCTTATTGATGGCTAAATCTTATCTGGACAAATATGAAGACTCCGCTTTGTTGTTTTATGATTCTGAGTTTGGTACTCCTCAATCCTATTTTGATTCTTTTGGTATTGACACTAATCGGGTGCTTCACACTCCGCTTACTGATATTGAACAACTCAAATTCGATGTGATGACACAATTAACACAGTTGGAACGTACTGATAAATTGATTATCATTATTGATTCAATTGGTAACTTGGCATCAAAGAAAGAAGTTGAAGATGCTTTGGCTGAGAAGTCTGTAGCGGATATGTCAAGAGCAAAACAAATCAAATCATTGTTTAGAATGGTCACACCACATCTATCAATGAAAGATATTCCAATGATTGTTGTTAATCATACATACATGGAAATAGGAATGTTTCCTAAAGCAATCGTTGGTGGTGGTACAGGTTCTTATTACTCTGCTGATAATATCTTTATTATTGGCCGTCAACAAGAGAAAGACGGCACAGAAGTTACTGGTTACAATTTTATAATCAATGTGGAAAAATCCCGATATGTTAAAGAAAAATCTAAAATCCCTGTTTCTGTATCTTTTGACGGTGGCATTAGTAAGTGGTCTGGTCTACTTGATATTGCACTCGAATCAGGACATGTGGTTAAGCCTAGCAATGGTTGGTATTCAAAGGTAGATTTTGAAACTGGTGAAGTTGAAGATAAAAAATATCGTGAAAAAGATACGGATAGTTCTGAGTTTTGGACTTCTATATTGGAATCCGAATCATTCAAATCTTATGTTGAAGGTAAATATCGTGTAGCTTCTGGTAGTATCATGCAAACAGAAGACATGGAAGAAACGGTGGAATAAAATGGTAGAAGGCATAGATTATTGTTTCATTTATCCTAAAGAAGATGATGCAATAGCACACATTAAATTTTTAGAAGGACCATATAAGAATACCACATTCAAATATGGTAAAGTAAAAATAAAAGAGGAACCTGACGGTGCTCATTTACTTTTTGCTTATGATGTGTTAGAATCACCAGTTATGAAGCCAAATAAGTTGGAGAAGGATGACACCTTCAAAAATTATATTGGTGATTTACTGGTAGAGATAATGACTTCCAACATGGAACAGGATATAATTGATGAAACTGGAACAGACGATACTAAGGAATTTGGTTTATAATGAGGAATATATCCGCAAAGTATTACCATTTCTAAAAGCAGAATATTTTACTGATAGAACCGAAAGACTGATATTCAATGAGATCCTTTCATTCACAAATGCTTACAATTCTTCACCAACGGTTGAAGCAATTGAATTGGCCATCAAAGAGAAACGAAATCTCACAAATGATGAGGTGGAAAAATCCGAATCGTATCTTAAAGAGATTGTTTCGTCTAGCGGAGAAGAATCCAAGATTCAATGGCTTGTTGACAAAACGGAGTCCTTTGTTCAAGAAAAGGCTATCTACAATGCAGTATTGGGGTCTATTTCTATACTCGAAGGGAAAGATAAAACCCAAGAGAAAGGTGCGATTCCCAAGATACTATCAGACGCCTTGGCGGTAAGCTTTGACAACTCCGTTGGCCACGATTACTTAGAAAACTCTGATGAACGATATGAATTCTACCACAGAAAAGAAGAACGAATTCCATTTGACCTCGAATTCTTCAACAAAATCACCAAGGGTGGTCTTCCTGCCAAGACACTTAACATTGCATTGGCTGGGACTGGTGTGGGTAAGTCTTTGTTTATGTGTCATGTTGCCGCTGGCTGTATGTCTCAGGGTAAAAATGTATTGTACATCACTATGGAAATGGCTGAAGAACGTATTGCTGAAAGGATAGATGCAAATCTCCTTGATGTGACTGTTGATTCTTTGGTTGAATTGCCAAAAGATATGTTTGACAGAAAGATATCCAGACTCCGTGAAAAGACCACAGGTAAGTTAATCATCAAAGAGTATCCTACCGCATCGGCATCATCTATACACTTTAGGACACTTCTAAATGAGCTTAATCTTAAAAAGTCTTTTGTTCCTGATATTATTTTTATCGACTATCTTAATATTTGTTGTTCAGCCAGAATCAAAGCAGGAGCCAACGTTAATTCCTATACCTATGTTAAAGCAATTGCAGAAGAATTGCGAGGTCTGGCCGTTGAATTCGGAGTCCCCATTGTCTCTGCAACTCAAACAACAAGGTCAGGATATTCCTCTTCCGACCCCGGACTCGAAGATACAAGTGAGTCTTTTGGTTTGCCTGCGACAGCTGACTTGATGTTTGCTTTGATTTCTTCCGAAGAATTGGAAGAAGTTGGTCAAATCATGGTCAAACAATTGAAGAATAGATACAATGATCCAACGTATTTCAAAAGATTCACGTTGGGTATTGATAGAGCAAAGATGAAACTATATGATATAGCACAAGTTGAAAATGACTTCTTGGCTGATGCTGGTCATAAAGGTGAAGATAAACCTCTTAATACATTTGGTACAAGAGAACGAAAAGATTTTGGAGGATTTAAAGTATGACAAATGAACAAATTATTTACGCAACATTTTTTAGTGTGGTGTGTATAACTATTTTATATACGCATATTACTTGGTCGGCTATCAAAGAATGTTACTCTATGTGGTTTAAAAAATCATATTGGACAGACTATAACATAATTGAATTTTTATCATGGACCGCTAAAGCAATTATTATTATTCCTGGATTAATTTTTGGTATTAATATTTGGCAACTTTATTATCTGACTTTGATTACATCAGCAACATTAATTTGGGCTAGCCGTAAAAAGGCATTGCCCACACTAGTAGGTTTTAACACCATGTGGTTTTGGTTAAGCGCAATGGTACTGGCACAACATTTAATATGATTAAAAAGTTTTTTTCACATTGGATATGGCCTTGGACTTGGTTTCCAGGATTTTCTTTAATTGATGAAGGCAGCCGCATGGCTCATGAATATACAGATGAAAAATCCAGAGAAGAAATTTCTCGCATTTATAAAGAATACTATGAAGAAGCAACATCTCCATTAGTTAATCCATTAAAATTTGATCCTTTAAATCCTCCAAAAGGCTGGGCATTTGATCCTTACTATTGCATATGGCATCCATACAAATGAATTTAACAACTGAAGAAGCACTATATTGTTCTAAGGCATTTCAAGATTACTTTGCTAATTTTGGTGATATTGAACAATACATGAGAGATGAGAAATTAAAATCTCTTGATTCTATTGGATCATCACTATTTCCACCTGAAGACGATTTGTTTTCAGACTTCTCTATGCACCCAAAAGACATGGATATTGAAGTAATTGAAATGAATGGTGCTATGTGGGAAACATTATTGAGTATCACTTCATCACACGTTAATAAAGCACCTGTTGGTCGCAATATACAATTGGCTGTCAGAGAAAAGAACACAGGAAAGATTCTAGGATTCATTAGACTTGGTTCGCCAGTCATCTATATGAAACCCCGAAATGAAATGCTTGGACAAGTTTGGATACAGAACAAAGAGTTTCCTAAACGATTCAATGATTCTGCCATCATGGGTTTTGTGATTGTACCAGCACAACCCTTTGGATTTAATTATCTTGGCGGTAAATTACTAGCTGCTATCTGTACTTCACACACAGTTAGAGAAATTGTAAATAAGAAATACAATGCTAATATTTGTTTATTTGAAACTACCAGTCTTTATGGTACGGCCAAAACTGTATCACAATATGACGGCATGAAACCTTATATTCGATTCAAAGGATTAACCGAATCTGATATGGTACCCATGATGCACGGTGAAAGATATCAATCACTCAAAGAATATGTTGAGAGCAAAGTTGGTGGTGATATATTAGGTGAAGATGAATCAACAACTAGCCGTAAATTGAGAACATTTACTAAGATTATTGCTATGACAAAAGCTGCACTTAAAGGCACACCAGAAGGACAACTATTTGAAAAGACTATTGAAGATGCCAAGAATCTAACTGAAAAGAAAAGATATTATACTTCAGATTATGGTTTCAGTAATATGGTTGATTATGTCAATGGAAAAACAGACACGTTAATTCCTGGTGAAAACTATGAAAAACATGAATTAAAAAATCTTGTTGAATGGTGGCGAAACAAAGCTATAAATAGATATGAAACTCTTAAATCTGAGGGTAGATTGCGTACCGAACTAGAAGTTTGGACATCAGGCAAAGAC